CATAGCCTCTTCTGCTCCAACTTGAGATAAAAAACCTGAAATAGTTCTTTGACCGAACACTTCAGCTTCTTTTTCCATTAAGTCAGGCAGGTATTGTTGCGCCCAACCAGCCGTAGCTGAAGACGTAAAATCGATGTAATTTGAAGCTAGTGTTTGTTGCTGTGGAGCCGTAACGCTATTCAAATTACTTCCTGCAGTAATTGCCATAATTTATAATTTTTTTAAGTTAATTTTTCTTTCTAATTTTAAAAGATCTGTTTTTAATATCAGAAGAAGATTCACCTAAAATTCTATATTTAACACCTCCGGTATTTACTTCACCGTGGGTTTGTCTAGGATTTAGATTTATATTTTTACCTTTAGCAATTTGATCTTTTACTGCGTCTGCTTTACCTTGCTCATAAAAATGTTTAGCAATTGTATCAGCATTCATAGCTGTGAATAAAGACTTATGATAACCTTTAGCATCTTCAATTGTTGATTTGTCTTCACCAACAAATTTATTGATAAAGTTATTTATATCACTTTGAGTAGTCTTTATATTGCTTGCATCTTTAACGTTAAACCTATATTTTTTATCTCCAACATTATATTCAAAACCTTTGAAATTTTTGTTAAAAACATTATCAGTTTTCTTTAAAAATGCTTTTTTGCTTGCTTCAGATAACTTCTTCTGTTCTTCAGATTCTTTATTATGTCTATTAAAAAAATCAATAGCTTTTTGTTGTTCTTCGGTCAACTTTGACCCAGCTTTGATATCTTCATAGTATTTAGACTTTTGCCTGTCTAAGTGGGCTCTAGCCTCGGCAACTTGCTCTTTAAGGGCTATCTTTTTTTTACGTATTGTCTTTTCATCATCTATTTCCTCATCAACGCCAAAGTTATCTTCTAATAAAAAACTTCTTTCTTCTGGGCTTAAATGAGATTTAGTACTTTTATAGTACTCATCTAATACGTCAGAGTCATCCATTTTTGAAATGTCTCGGTTTAATTCTACATAGTCATTTATATCACCACCTGTTTCGTCCATAAAATCTACGAGTTTTTGTATGTTCTCTGGTAAAGGTTTTCCAGTCTCTTCAGCTTCAATTATAGCATCCTCTATTACATCTTGAACTTCTTCTTGTATAACTTCTTCCATTATTGGTTGCTCTTCAACAACCTGTTCTTCAATAACCTTTTCTTCTACTGTTTCAGTTGGTTCTTTTTCTATGTTTACTTTTGTTACCTCTTGTTCTTCATTGGTAGAAGTTGGAGGTTTACTTAAATCTATTTTAATAATACTGTCATCTCCAGCACTTTCAAATTTTGATTCATCTATTTCTTCAGCAACCTCTTCTATAGATTGCTCTATATTTTCATCTGTTGTCTCTTCAACAGAGTCAGTCATTTCTTCAACGACTTCTTCGTTTTGTTCTATCATAATAAAATTTTATAAAATATTAAATATTAAAGACCGAATCTTTCTACATTCGCTCCTCCTGTAACTATATCATTACCTGATGACTCAAACTTTTTAAGTGATTTATCTTCAGTTATTTGCGCTTTATCATCTTGTTTTCTTTGCTCAATCATTTGCATCTGATGCCCAGCTTGTCTATCAACTCTTTGATCTTTTCTATCTTCTCTTATTCCTTCCATTTGATTATTATTCGTTTGCTTTACGCTTTCTAATTGTGAATTTAATTCAAACTCAAGTCTCATTAATTCTTTTTTAGCTGCAACTTCTTGTTGTAGATATGCTATTTTCATTTGGTTTCTTGTCTGTTCTAATTGAGCATCGATTTGCATCTTTTGTTGATTTTTCTGCATTTCAGTTTGAGCAGCCGCTTGCTGTGCTTGTTGATTAGCTTGAGATTGTGCTTGAATATTTTGCTGTTGTATTTGTTGATCTCTAACAGATTTTGCTTTTCTTTTTACTTTTAATAATTGATTAGCAAGTTTTAGGTTTCTAACATTACGCAAATCAATAGCATCATCTAAATCAATTAATTGCTGTGCCAATGCCGCTTGAATATTATTCTCTAATAATACTTTTTCTTCCTCGTCTGGCATTAATTCTATAAATATACCAAAATCATAAAGATATAAATCTTTTAATTCTTTTAATGTTGCAACATTATGTGCGCCAATAGCACGTATAAAAGCTTCTTTAGTTGGAGAATATTGTAATATGTCAGCTATTCTTAAAGATAAACATTCCGCTACTTCAGCAGTGATAAATAACATAGATTGTAATACATGTCTAGTAGCTGTATTAGAATTAGCAGCTGCTAATTTTTGTACACCTACTAAAGCATTTTTATCTGGAGTTGTAGCATCTCTTGCTTCGTTTAATCCGGTTACATCTCTTATCATTTGTAAATAATAATTATACGTAGCTATTAAACTTTGTAACTTACCGCTATTTACACCATTGTTTATTTGTTGTATAGGTACTTTACCAGGATTCATATCACCCTCTGATGTAAAACTTCTACCAATTACAGAACCAGTTTGGAAGAACATATTTAAAGCTTCTTGTGGATTATAATTTGTTCCATTACCTAAATCTATTTCAGCTAAACCGTCAGCATCTAAATAAACACCATCAGGTACCATTCTTGCCATTACTTGCTGTAACTTCAAATGCGTTAATTGTATAGTATCAGCAAAACCAGTTATTCTACTAACTATTGATTCGATTCTTCCTTCATACATTCTAGGCGCAACAATTTGATAGTTCATCTTTACTTTATTGAAGTCAGATTCGCTTCTCATCATGTTTGGACACATTCTCCATCTTAACATCTTATCACATCCTACTATATATACACCTTCATATAATGACTCAACAACCCTTTCCAATCTTTGAAAGTCACCTTCCATATTTTCAGGTGGATTAAAAGTATCATCTTTTTCTATTATTTTTTCACCCCCACTTTTTGTTTTCTTTAATTTATAAACATCATTCATAAAAGTTTTATAATTAAAATATAAAACTTGAATTTTATTTTTGTCATAATTTGAAAGATAATTTCCATTTCTATATAAATTACTACCAGAATTATCTGTTATTTCTTTTATATCTTCTTCTGTTAGTTCAGGAAATTCTTTAACTAATTCATTAATAGGTATTTCTTTTACTTCACCAATATAATATATATCATCAAAATATGGAGATTCTGTATATGAATACACTAAACCTGCTGGATCTACGTATTTTGTTTCAGCACCATTACTAAAATCAAATGTAGTTTTGGTAGCGCCTATACCTAATACTGTTAAATCGTAGAGAACTCTTCTTCTTATTAAATCGTAATCACTGTTTTCCATTAATACATTTAATGCTTGTTCTTGAGCTAATTCTACGGCTTGTTTGTAGTTGAGTTGCATATGTAACGCTAATTCCTCTTCAGTATCTGGTAAAGTCTCTGGATCGTTTTCATATAAATCTACATCAAATTGCTCTTTAGCAATGGCGTTAAAATCTTTAGCTCGCATATCGCGTAGCATTGATTCCATGTATTCAGTTCTCTTACTAACTCCATATTGGTCTTGGGAAAATGCTTTTACCTCATAATTTCTTTGTGCCATTCCATTAACAACAATATCAACAAATTTAGGAATAATAGGAACTGGTTTCCAATCTAAATTAAGATAAGATAAGTCACCATTTATAGATAACTCATTTTTATACTTATCAATAGGTTGTTCACCTCTTGCATACAATCTTAAATTATGAAAATTATTTTTATAGTTATTATATTTTGACGTAGTACCAGAAAACCATTCATGTCTTATTGCCCTTGCAACTTCTAAACCATACTTTTCACTTAGCTTTTCTAAATCACTAACTGCTTGAGATGGAAAATTTATATGCTGATATGTGTTCATATTTTATTCTTAATTATCTTCGATGAAAATCCTTTATTATTATATTTCGATATATTTATATTTAACGGTTCTTTCTTTTGTTTTGGATTAGGTCTATATAAGTGTCTATTACAAGCCATTATTGCTAATCCAGAACTAATAGAGGCATCATGCTTTGTTCTTTTATTTATATCAAATTTTGACCAATCATTTAAAGTTTCGTTAAAATACATTGTGCCGTAAGTACCATCTTGTAATAATCCAACGTGGTCATTAATGTACATTTCTATAGCGGCTGCATGCGCTTGTTTTATATCTTCACTTGAGTTAGGTATGCCTCCAACTTCTTTTTCTGCTATAGATAATTTATTCCATATTTTATCTGGTCTATTCATACTAAACCCTCTATATCCTCTTCTTCGTAAATAGTACAATAATCTTGGTTTATTGTTTTCTGCAAGTATTGGCATTCCATAAAATACTAATGCCATTAAAATATCTTCAAAAAATATTTCAGCCGTTTGAGGTCTAGCTATATATTCTAAAAAGAATGTATTAGCTGGAGCATCTTCCATTGAGTATTTTGTTAATCCGTGTAAAGCTCCTTTTGACCCTCTACTATCTACCGTTCCAGATATATCATATGAGTCACAACCGAATGCTCCCATATGCTCGTTACCTGGATATTTTACGCCATTTTTTAATATGACGTTATTTTGTGATTTTACATTTGGAACCCAACTTACTTTAAATCTTCCTTTAGGATCTGGATTAAAAGTTACTTGAGTATCTTTGACTCCATTTTGCCATTGGAAGTTACCAGTTGTTAATATAGATGAATTTTTATTTCCTTCATTATAATCTATTTGCTCATATATTTTTATAAGATTAAATAAACTATTACCCGTTTCATCTCTAAAAGCGTGTTCTTCTGTTCTAGGAAATTGGCGATAAAATTCATTTAAAGCATCTTGGTCATCTCTTAAACCATCTGCCTCGTTGTCCCAGTGATCTATAACTCCGTAGTCTATCTCTATTCCGTGTGGATCAAATGTTTGTTTGCTAGGAGCATTGAATACAGGTTGTCCATATTCATCGATGAATCCCTCGTAATTCCATTCCATAGGAATAAACAAAGAATATAATCCTGACTTAGTCTGTCCATTACGATTTCGTTTTGTAACATCTGAATTATTATATAGATTTTTAAAATTATCACCACCCTTGTCAAGAGCGTTACTTGTTGATCCCATCATACACTTTCCAACTACTCTACTACCTAATCTCAAACAAGTTTTTGTTACTCTCCAATTATTTTTTATATTATCAGGTCTCTCCCATTTACCACTTTCATCGTGTACTAATAATGAAAGTTTCTCACCATCATAACTATTATCACCTGTATTTTTCCAGTCAATAGTTGTGTCAAGTCCCTCCATATCATCTTGCTCTTCTCGTTCCCTCATTTTTTTACGAGTAAACTTTTTTGCAGGTACTCTATAAGCGAGTTCGGACTTTGGTCTGTCCATACCGTCCTGTATTGGTTTGAAGAAGAATGGATAGTTTAAACTAATTGGCACTACTTTATCAGTAAACATCTTTTTTGCATCTGCACCAGTTTTAGATAATATACCAAATCTACTATCACTAGCTAAAGTCGCTAAATTAACAGTTTCAGCTGAACTCATAAATGAAAAACCAGAACGTCTATTTTTTAAATAACACATTCCGTAACTTCTGTGATCTGCTTTACAAGCTTCCCAAAATATAAAAAACAATCTATTTGCTTCTCTATAATCTGGAGCTCCAACATCAATCTTACTCCATTGTAAATACATATAATGTGTACCTGTTATATACGTTGGTTTACCATTATTCATAAACCAAAATCCCTCTTCTCTTCTTCTAAACTCTTCGTCTATATATCCGTAATGCTTTTCTTTAAAATCATCTGGATAGTCTTGCCAATCAAATACTGTTTTAATTCTTTTAAAATCAGGATTAACGGGAAATTGTTTCCACTTCTGTTCTGACTTTATTTTACTACAACTATATATTTCTTTAGGTTGTTTAGGTAAGGCTATTTGAAATCCTTGTATTTCTATGATTTCACCTATCATACCAGTTCTAGATATAGAAACTATATCAGCCTCTTTATTATAACCATATTTCCATTTTTTAGACTTATTAAGTCTTTTAATGGTATTTAATTTTATAGGTTCTACAACCTTAACTAATGTTTGCTCGTACATTATTTAGATCTACCTTCTGCGAATCCTTTAAACTTATTTTCTTTCTTTTCTTCAATAGGCTTTCCTTCAAGCATGTTCTCTTCTTCATGGATTCTATTTAATATTTCAAACGCATCAAATATAGCTAACTTTTTTGTAGCTGCCGCGTTCTTTAATCTATCAGCTGATATATCTTCGTCTGAATCAACTATTTCTTCTCTAGCAACTTTAATTAACTCTTCAACTGCTTTGTGCCCAGCTTGGATTATATTCTTCTTCGTTTCCTTGATATTCATATTTAATTGTAATAAATTTATTCATAACCCTGTATAATCTCTCTCCGTCAATAATGAATTCATATTTACTATTAGGCATAAACCCAACTAACTCATTCTTATTAAAGTTACCATCAGAATATTTAATAATCCCTATTAAAGGTCTTTCGTCTTCAGTATTAAAACTGTTAATAGCTTTTAACGGTTTAACGAAACTAAATCCAGGAGTGGCTTTCCATGTGTTATTTTTATAAAGAAATATTTGATCTTCTGATACTATATATTTATCTTCCTTCCAATAAGATCTACTGTTCTTTTCCCTACCCTTAACATCGTGCCATCTCCTAAATACATTATGATGTAGTATTATTTCATTACCTTTTTTTATAGGCGTATCAAATAATATTGGCGTTTCTAATACTAAAGCTAATCTATTTATAAATTGATGATTAAATATTTCCGTATTAAGTATTAAATCTTTATCACCAACTTTTTTAGAATTATTATATCTTTCACCTATAGGTGACACAATAAAGTCTTTGTAAGCCTTCATTAGTATTCTAAATTATACTCAACAGATATAGCCATATTTTTATTAAAATCTTTCCATGGAATAACCACATCACCTTTTCTAATATAAATACAATATTTATCTTCTTCTTCTATTATATCACAAATTTTATGACCACCATAAACTTCTTGATCAACTGCGTAATGCATTGAATCATTTTTATAATCCTTACCTATAGTAATTTTTCTTATGATATTATTTTTCATCTTTTGGCCAATTGATAGTTCCGTCTGCTATACTTATATCATAAGAACCATATTCTTTTTGAAGTTTATCTTGAAAATCTATAATTTTCTTTTGTGTTAATCCTAACTCATGTAATAGATTATGTTTTTGTCCCTCTAATTTACCAATACTAAATTGAACATTATTTATCACATTTACTATTTCTTGCAACTGCTTTAAATGTTCGTCTGATATTTTATCTACTTTTGGTTTTAAGTCAACCAACTTTTCTTTTTTTCCCATTTTATTTAATTTAATTATTTTATTTTATTTATTAAGGACAAGGAGTAACTCTCGTAACCGCACCACTACTTATCTCTATATTTTTAGTAGTTCTAGTATCACTAGCATTATGTATTTTATAATGCCCATTTGCTAAATAATATTTTGTATTAGCTCTTTTTCTTGAATAAACTTTATCATCTACAGCTGGAAAAGTACCGCTGCCGTCATGACAATAAGTGTTAGATCCTAATGATAAAGCGCAAGCACTACTACCTTGTACTGTAGTTCCAAGTATTTCTGTGTAATTTTTTGCGGTATTAATCTCTTTATACCTTTTCACCATAGTGGCTTTAGCTTTTCCTCTAGCCTGCCCCATGCTCATGCTATTACCTAACGACATTATGCGGGACCGTAATATACAATTATACCATCTGTGTAATCAGCAGAACCATCGTGTAAAGACACCCTGTTCCATCTACCATATATAGTTAGCCCACCTGGAAACTCTACAGTGTTTGCTATAGCTTCACTTTCTGCCGTGTTATCTGATTGATCTAAACCGTTTGCTCTAGTTTGAGTTTGTGTTCCGATGTATGCAACACCGTCTCCTAACACTCCAGCTGTGTCAACTTTACTTGATGCGTAAGTGTCATCAGCTACTAAATAATCAAATTTAACATCTTCCAGCATTGTTATAGCAACTATAACTCTTCCATGCGGTGGTACTAAATCTGTAGCTCTTGTTTTAAGGTGCCCACTACCCATTTGTCCGAAGTCATAAGAAACTCCTTGTGAATTTATTCCCATAATTATTTATTATTATTTTGTTGTTCATTTTTCTTAGACGATCCGCCGAAAAAGAAATCGACAACCGTATTTACTTTAGCGCTCATAGCACCGAATATCGTTGATATAAAGCTTATTTCGAATTCACCCATTTCGATATCTCCCATTACGAAGTATCTAAACATCATAAAACTTAATCCAAAGTATGCTGCCGTGAAGAGTGTGGCAAGTATTTTTTGAATAAGAGCATCGTCTTTATACATATCTCTAGCGCTCTTTCTGTCTTCAACTTCTTTGGCGAAAGCCTCAGCTTCGGCTTCAAGTAGTACTCTTCTAAGAGCGAGTTTTGCTTCATCACGCTCTTTGTCCGTCGTAATAACTTTGTCAAGTATTCCTTCTGCATTGTCTACTATTTTGCCGAATAAGCCGTTTGCAATTTTTCCTATCATCGTTCATTATCTTTTATCATATCATCGATAGACTTATTCATGACCTTATCGGTGTATGATTGGTTAGTAAAAAACACACTCTTTTCCGAAGTAGGTATATCTTCTTCCCCTAAAAGTATACGATATATCCTACTAATTAAGTGTGAACACTTAAAGGAGGTTTTGAATACTGAGTATTTGATGGTTGTTCTATTCCTGTGTCTCCACGTCTCTATCCAACCATTCCTCCTTAATTTCTCCCAACGGTTCTTATCCCAACTCATGGTATATGTTCCGTCGATAAATTCTTGACGCGTAAATCTTCCTTTACAATCTAAATAGATTAATAATTCAAGGTCAGCGTCTGTTAACCCGTAAGTCTTACAGGCCCATTTTCTAACGAGCCTGTAATACTTAAGGATTTGTAAATCACGTAAATCGTGACTTGTTAATCGCATCTATACTTGTGAAGCTACAGTAACACCAGCAACAGCCGTGATATCTGAAGTTAAATAAGTACTAGTTACATCATCAGCAATAACCGTGATACCCTCATCATGAGGACCATTGTTAGTTGCTTCCGCTAAAGCTCTCATAATTTCTTTTCTCTTAGCTGTAGCAACAGTTAATTGAACAGTATCGTTTATGATAGCACCAGGTATACCTCCAGATTCACTTAATTGCGGCTTGAAGTATATATCTATTGTTGTATCAGAAGCAGCTTGAAAACCAGTTATATCATTAACTGGAACCATGATTGAATCACCAGTAACAGCATCATCAGCACCAATTGTAGATGGATTTCTAAAATACCAAAATCTTTTCATTGTTTTATATTTTTAAAATTTATACTCTATTTATTAAGCAGCAGCTTCAACTTTAGTAGCATCGTTATCTGCATCATATTGTGTTCCTAACCATTCTGTAGCTGATATGCAATAAAATCTTATTAATTTTATAGCAGCAGCAATAGCTGATTCAGCATTAGAACCAGTACCACCATTAATAGCTATACTAGCAGGAGTTGTAGTTCTAACTTCAAAACCAGTTGAATCACCAACAGTAAGCAACCAAACTTCTGTTCCAGGAACTGGAGCTGGTAAAGTTACTATATGATTTGCATCACTATCAGCACTTACAGTGTAGAAACCTCCACCAGGTATAACACCTGTTCCAGTACCGTCATCAGTAGCTGTAATAGTACTATTACTAGCAGCAGCAACATCAATAGTCCCGCAAGCTGTAATTGATCCAGTTTCTTGACTAGCTAGATACTCTGTGGTAGCTGATCCAGCAGCACCACCAACAATAGTTGTTAAGTCATCTGCTATTACTTTAAATCCCGCAAAAGTAGGTCTAGTATCGTTAATTGCTCGTAGAATTCCTTTCATAACATCTAAGTGTGTATTGTTTGCACTTAGTGTTAATAATACAGTATCTGTTGCAGCTGCGGTGTGATTTCTCATACTCTTAAATTGTAGTTGTAAAACACCATCTGCTTGCGGTACCATACCAACTAAATTTTTAGCAGGAAAACAACAGTTAGTTGATGCGCCTACGTTATCGTCATCAGCCTCTGTATTAAAATATAACCAAACATTTTTTTCCATTTGTTTTTATTTTTTAATGATTAATAATTAATTTATGATTTTTTGTTCCCGGATTATGGGTTGTGGTTTATGTATAATCTCTTTAATAGAGATTACACGTTTTTAGCGAATAGTAATTATTCTACTATAACTATATCTCTAGCGCGTATTACTCGATACATAGTATCTTTATAAGATATGTCATGTCCAGCTACTGCGTCGTAATATATAGAATCACCTTTTTTTACTACTTCTACTAAATTACCAACAGATATTATGTTCGCTTTTCTATATCTATTAGTTTCGTCTGTTTCGTCTGTTAATATAAAACCACCAACTTTCTTTGGCCCTTCTTTTATTATATCTACTATAACGTAATCATTAATTGCTTTCATTTACTCTTATATTAGAAATTACACAATCTGCTGACATTATAGTTAACGCTACACTTACAGCATTTTTAAGTGCAGATTTGGTTACAAGTACAGGATCAATGATGCCTTCACGTACCATATTAGGAAATGTTCCATTTATTACATCACAACCATAACCTTCTTTTAGGTTACTAGGATCCATCATTAACCCGGCATTATCCATAATAACTTCGAATGGAGAAGATAAAGCATTAAGTAATACTTCACCAGCTTTGCTGGTCGAAATTTTTTGAGATGCGTTTAATAATGCAACGCCCCCACCTGGAACAATACCTTCTTGTAATGCAGCTTTAGTAGCATATATAGCATCTTCTACTCTATCTTTCTTTTCTTTTAACTCAACTTTAGAATTAGCACCCACTCTTATTATACCTACACTACCTGATAACATAGCTAACCTATCTTCCAACTTCTTTTTAATAAAACCATTTTGTTCTTCAGCTAAATGTTTATTTAATTCATCTATTCTGTCTTCAATGCCTTTTGTCATACCTTCTAAAGTTAAAACAGTATTTTTATCATCAGTTATAGCAAATTCAGCTTCACCTAAATGCTCTGGCTTCATAAGATCTAAATCATCACCAAGTTCTTCATTGAGCACTGTTGCACCGGTTAATATAGCTAAATCTTCAGTGGCATCCTTTTTAGTAGGACCAAAGCCTGGTAAATCAATAATATTAACCTTAATAGTACCTTTTACTTTATTCATCAGTAAAGCAGCTTTAACTTGCTGTGCTACCGGTGCTACAATTAGTAAAGATCTATTATTTTTAATAACATATTCTAATATCGATTGTATCTTACGTACGTTAGGTATTTCAGATGAACATATAAATATCAAAGGTTTATCTAATTCACATGTTTGTTTTTCAGTATTAGTAACAAAATGCGGAGAAGTTAAATTACAATCTATTTTTACGCCATCTACAATATCAACATATGTATCCTCTGATTCACTCTCCTCCATAAGTACTACACCATTCTTCCCAACTTTCTCATAAGCTTCAGATATAATAACTCCTAACTCTTTATCGTTATTACAAGATATAGCACTAACAGACTTAAGCATATCGTCTTTCACATCAATAGCTATATTATTTAAATAGCTTATGACACTATCTAGCGTTTCTGTTACTCCATCTTTAATTTCTCTGATTGTAAGACCATCTGCGATCGCAGTGTCTATTTGTTTGATTAATGCTTCAGCTAACACTGTAGCGGTCGTTGTGCCATCACCAGCGTCCTTTACTGTATTTCTGGCAGCTTCTTTGATTAAGGTTGCACCCATATTTTCAACCGGGTCATATAAGACTACGCTTTCTGCCACGGTTACTCCATCTTTTGTAATGACCGGTTTGCCTCTCCCATCTTCGTAGATAACACACTTTCCTGATGCGCCTAACGTAGATTTTACGGCTTGGGCTAACTTGTTAACTCCAGTGATGACTCTTTCTTTAGCTTCACCACCGAAGTCTAAGTTCTTAACCAATTCGCTTGGTAAGTTATATTCCATAATGTATTTAATTTAATTAGATTATATTTATTGTAGATTTAAAGTTCTACTTCTTTTTTTTATCCTTTTTTAGTCTTAGTTCTATGTCCACCTTTAGTTTTTTCATAGCCTTCCAATGCATGCCAAGAACCTGGCTTATTACCCTCTTTAAATCCGTAAGTTAAAGATCCTTCTTTACCGTAGTTACCCATTTTTTTATCATATTCTACAGCTTCTTTAAAACTGATTTTGTTTGTTTTCTCACTTTCTTTCTTCTTATACGCAGACTTCTTCTTCATAGTAGTTTGAGGAGCTTTGATACCTTTTTTAGCTGCTAACTCTTCATCTGTCATTTGAGATTGAGGTTTACGTCCAGTATATTTAGATTTTGGAACAAGATCTTTTTTAACTCTCGTCATTTTTTCTATAGATGGGTGCATACCTTCATGCAATACTTGACCAGCACGTTCCATTGCCATTTCTTGCGCTCCTTTTGCTAACGCTTCTGCTATATTTTTTAATTTAGGATCTGTTTTCTTTGAAAATGCAGACCAACCTTTCATTTTGAATGCCATTTATATATATTTAATCGATTATTGTTATTTATTGTTTTTCAGCTTGGATAGCTTCTGCTTCCCAAGGGTGATTTTTATGACCTTCTGGCCATCTACCATTAGGACCATCTATCATCCCATTTCTTCGAAAGTATATCTTTCCTTCCCACATCACCCAATTTTCACCGTAATCAGCTCTACCTTCATTTATATCTTTTAAGTGCTTCATTTCGTGCTTTATGACTTTTTTCATCATAGCGCTACTAACTCTTGCATCAGAATTAACAGAGATGGTACCATCATTATTGGCTTCTGCTATTGTACCTCTATCTAGTGGTGTATTAATAATATCCACGTTATTAGGATTAAAAGATCTATTATTAGAAATCTTCACATTACTAGAATCTTTAATATTTCTTTTTTCTGATCCAAGTTTAAAAGCCATTTTAAGCTTTTTTATTACGTTTTCGCGACTTTTTCCACTCTATTCCAGCCTTTCGGCTCCATCTTGCTTCTGTTATCGGTTTTGTTTTTGTTTTACCAGACTTTTTAGTTTTAGTCATAGTATACTCTGGTTTAGTTTCAGTTTCAGAAGCAATTATCGGATCTGACCAATCTTTTGGAGATTTATTAGGATCATAAACGCCCTGTTTTCCAAGAGAAGCTGAAGAAGACTCTTCCCATTTTTTAGAAAATTCTTTTTTCTTATGTTTCTTCTTCTTTGTAATTTTACTATCTATTTTTTGATGTCTAGAAACACCAGTTGTTACTTTTCCGGGTATTTCACTTTCATGGACACCTTTCTCTTCTCCTTTTTTCATTCTTTCTCCTTCCTCTCTTCTATTTTTAGCCTGTAACCAGCTTAGAGAAACATTCCAAGAATCAGGATTCTTCTTGTGAAGATACGCCTGTCTATCATAGTGTTCTTGCATTCCTTCTCGATCTTTTATGTTTTCCGTAGTAATCTTTACGTCTTCATCGACTTTTCGATCATGAGTCATAGTTTTCCTTCTCTTTTTACCATCAGATTTTGTGAATGCTGACCATCCTGTCATTTTAAATGCCATATTGTTTCTATTTAAAGGTTTTGACCACTTTTGGGCCCTTGATATATTCTAATTTTTTACTGAAGTGCTCTACACTGCCTTCTATTGCGGCTTCTGCACCTTCTAGAGTCTCTCTTCTTGTCACATCAACCCATCTTTCTTCGTTATTTACGTCGTTTACCTCCGTTTGGTAGTACCCGTTGGGTAATTGAGTGATTCTCCAGTTCTTTTTTGTTGATAAATGCTTCCATTCATCTATTGTTTTTTCAGAAATTCTCGGTTCTGTAGTACTCGTAGTACTTTTATAGTATATGTATGTCATTGTTTTTGGTTTTAATTAATTAGGTATAAGGATTTTCCTTATTATTTTACTATGCTTTATCCTTTCTTCCAATACGCATATTCTAGAACGCAACTAGCTGTATCAGCTCTAGCTTCTAGACCGTTTCCGTCATTCACGGGAAAAAAACAAAATTCACCAGGACTTAATCTAGCATATTGTACACTTCCTGTAGTTTGAAGCACAACAAAGTTAGTTGTATCGATATTTTTTGCATAAAAATAAAATACCCCACTAGTTGCTTCGTCCACTAATTCTTGATTATCAGCTGTTGTTATAGTTTTTCTTGATATACCTTGATTTGGACCAGCATTGTCCACTGTTAAAGTATCTGTTACAGAAAGTGATAATGAAGCAGATGTAGCATCTGTACTCACTAATCCTAATGTCGGTGTTAATGTTGCCATATTGTTTTATTTATTATACTGTTGTTGTTCTTACAAATAGCCAGCATTCTAATGCATCTGTGTTCGTTTCAGCCCCATCTGCATAAAAATTCCATGTAAAATCCCACGGCATCCAACAGAATTCGCCTGGTTGTAGTGTGAACAATCTAGGCTCGTGATCTACTCCTAATGCTGTCGCATCTGTATTGTGGATAACTATATCGTGTAATAAATCAGCTGGAGAGTTCTCAGATAGCAAGTTTTTAAGATATACAAATCCACCGTCTACACCAGTATCAGCATTTGTAGCAAAGTAGCTGTCGTGATCAAATATTAATGTATGAGTGGTTGATATATCAATGATTTTAGATTCCACTTGTGTTACATCTAACGAATCAGTTGCTGATAATGATAGCGCTATACTCATTGGCCCAGCCTCTGTAGTTGCTGTATTAGGATTTGATGTTAATGTTAATGTTGGTTTTATTATTCCCATTTTATTTTGTTTTATTAAGCTTAATATTTACGACTACTTGTCGTTATTCCTTCAAATAAGATAATTACATAGTGTTTGACATATTTACTCTCGTATTGTGAATATAGAAATAAAGCCCACCACCCTTCTCTCTTACTACACACCTCACCTCTAAAGTCAAACCTCTTCATCCAGTCCCCCTAATATATACCATTTACGTTTATCATTTTTCCATTTTCCATATTCACCACATAATAAATACGAATCTATTTGGATAATTATAATGTAAGTAATTTATAATATACTATCTTACTTACGTAGTAAATACGAATGTATTTGGATAATATAAATATAAGAATAATAATATAAATATAATTGATATGAAATTAAAAAGATTTGTAATAAGAAAGAGTTTAATTGGAAAAGGAATTACTATTGAATTCGTTAATAAGAAAGGTAATAAAGTAAAGTATAATCATGACAATGTGTATAATACTCATAAAGAAAGATTTGAAAGTATGAACTGTTTTGCGAAATATAAATCATATACTAATACTAATTGTATGCCTGCATTTTGTAGAGAATTACAAATCACTAACTAATCTCTATAAAATAATATATGACAATTGCCTATTACTCTTTAGTACTTAACAACTAAATGTCACACTATTAATTTATAATTATAATTGTGAGTAAAGAGAAGTGGTGGAGTAACTGTTAACTAAAAATAATATATAAATAAATAATATACTTTTAAAATGAAGAATATAATATTAAAAATAAAATTAAGATTACTAAAATACTTAATAAATTCTATTTGGAAATACAATAGTAAAATGTGTAAAGAAAAGTTTACTGAGTCAACACTTGATGATTTATATACTTTAATAAACACAAACTAATTACGAATTGAATTGGATAATAATAATGTAACTAAATTAATAATAACTTAAAATAAATAATTATGACAAATAATGTAATAAATTCCAAGAGATTTGTAGTAAGACAATCACTTGTAGGTAAAAATACAACTATCAATGTTGAATTTAAAAATGGTAAAACTGCCACTTATAATCACGACAAAGTGTTTTCAATAATGAAAGATAAATTAGAAAATATGGCGTGTTGGGCAAAGTATAAATCTTATACTGCGAGTAATAACTTACCACTTTCAGTTAGAAATGAAGATATTGCCTAATGAAGCGTAAGTTTACTCACGAGGAAATTATAGTAGCATCAATTTTGCTTACAACTACTTCAACATTGATGTATTTTCTCGGAATATTAGTGTATAATGCAATAACACTTTAATAATATAGTCGTAGTTGAGTAACATTTAGCGACTAAAAATAATACGAATGACAAAGTGATAATGGTTTAAGTGAGTTCGATTCTCACGTCACTACTAAAATATAAAATATGGATTACAAGCAATTTATAATTGGTATGATACTCTCGATGAGTAAAAACCATGACAAGCAAGAATTATATACTATGAATATAAGAGAATTAGTATACTTAAAAGATCGATTACTTGAAAAAGTAAATGGATATTTAAAAATAAATAATAACTATATAAATTAAAGATATGTTAGAAATATTAGATAAAATCGCACAAGAAAGATTTGGTGAATTTGGATTTGCTACTTGCAGTGTTGAAGAACAATTAATAATAATAAAAGAATTAAAGTTATGATAGATAAATGTATGGTAAACTCATATCGAGTAATGACTTTCAAGTCTACTATTGAAGAAATATTAAATGAAGATAATAAAGCAATGTTTTATGGCAATCCGCTTGATTATACTACTAAAGATATTGATGAAGTGATAGAATACTTTGAAAATACTGAAGAATATGAGAAATGTGGTGAATTATTAGAAGAAAAATATGCTAAAGAGCATGCAGAATT